CATTGCTTCAATTTCGCCTGATGATGGAACATTGACTGAAAGCATGAGTTGTGAAGACTCGAAGATTTCAATTGCTGATGGCACAATGAGGAACGCTGATTCGTCAATGCTGGTTGAAACCATGTTTGAAGAAACGTACAAAGGAACGCCAAGAACGTTGCCGAACAAGGTTGTTGCTTCTGCTGATCCTGCTGAGTTCTGTGGCTGTCCTGCGTTGAACAATGGGCGGTTGCTGCCGTCAACTGCGTTCTGCATGAGTGACCATTGGCTTACGCCAGCGGTGTATGCCGAAACGACGTCACCAGTTGCAAGATATGCAGCTGCTGATTCTGTTGAAACGAACGACTGGATACCGGCTGCGGATGCTGCGGTTGCTGTTGCCTGTGTACCACCAGCGGTGATTGCAGCAATTGTTGCAACTTCTGTGGCCTTGCGGTACGAGCGTGTCATGTTGTCAAGCATGATCTGTGCAAACGATGGGTCTGAACGCTCTTGAAGTTCAACTGACCAGCGCTGAAGACCAGCAAGTTTGACGACGGTTCCGTTGACATACGAAGAAACGATGCCTGTCTCGGATGGTGCGCCACCTTCAGAAGTCGTTGCGACTGTTCCGTTGGTTGTGATTTTTGGAATGCTGATTGTCATACCGGCTGCAGGGATGGCACGAGTACCACCACAAGCGTCAATGACCGGACGCGATCCGATGTTGACCTGGACAACATCGTTGACGTACGCAACTGGCGAGAATGCAGGGTTTGTTGTGAACGAGTCATCTGCTGCTGCAATGAACTTTGCTTTTGCCTCGTCAGCTGCTGCAACGTAGAGACGTGATTCGCTGTTCGGGTTTAGTGCTGCTTGAACACTGTGATGAAGGTAATCGGCGTTCGTTTTGATTGGTGAACGTGGGGCTGAGTAGAAAAGTGCTGTAGGCACTGTGGAAGTGGCCTCAACTGTTTCTGGGGTTTCTGATGACATGGTTTCCTCCTCGGAAGTGTCTGTTGTGGGGGTTTCGTTTGCTTCTTCTTCGACTTCTGGGTCGGGTTCTGAAGCAGCGATTTCTGTGATGAGTGCGTCCTTGAACGCGCTTTGAGCGACCAAACTGATCTCAATTAGGTCAGCCTTTGAAACGATCATGACGCCGTTTTTGTCGAACTTGTATTTAGTGGGAATAGCGCCAACGCTGACTGAGTCGTATGCGCCGGCTTTGATTAGTTCAATGGCGTCATTTGCAGCTGCAGTTTTTGCAAACTTGGCTGTGAACAAAAGTCCTTCTTCTGAATCTGCAAGTTCAGTCACGACGCCTCGTAACTGGCTCATGTCATGGCCTTCTAAAAGTTTGGGTGCTTTAGCGTTGAGGTCAAATGCTCCACGCTTAAAGGAAACTTTTTCGCCTGAAGAAACAGTCGCAGAAACTGGTTCCCATGGGACTGCGACGCCAGTGATAGTGCGTGGCGATTCTTCACCTGCTGCTGCAGCGTCAAGGGTGATAGGGACGTGAATGAACTCAATCATGCTGGGATACTTTCTTCTGAGATGTCAGGCATTAGTTGCGACGAGCTGTCGTCCACGCCCAAATAACTTTCAAGGTCAAATTCAACAAAACGGTTTCTTGGCAAAACTTGGTCGCTTGAAAGGGTCTGTTCGATGCAGTCCAGATAGACGCGAGCGCCAAACAAGTAAAGGTCTTGGCGTGCTTGTTCAGCATTTTGATACGTCATTGACGCACCTTCTGTTGGTGCCGAAACCAGATAGGCAGGGACGTTGCACAGACGTGCCATTTCAAGTGCTTGGTATTTGCGCTGATCAGAAATTACTTCTTGTGGGTTTTGGCTGAACTCTTTGAACTGCACCTGACTTGACAGTGCGCCAATGGCGTTTTTCTTTCGAGCCGATGCCCACGCTGATGCAAGATCACCTAAGTCTTCGCCTGACAAATCTTCGCCTGATACCTGTTGCAAATAACCTGGCACCGTTTCAAGTTGGGCGTATCGGTCTGCAGCTGCGTCAAGATAAATGCTTGTGTTTATTGCGCGTACACCAATTTTTAGGATGCCGGGAATTGGGCTGATGAATTGCAGCACATTGGAAACATCAAGGGATTGACCGTTGAACATCAGTTCTTTTTGTGGGCCAAAATACTGAATGAATCCACTCTGATCATTTGACGAAACGCTCGCTGCAGGTAGCCAAGTAAAGGTTGCAGGTTTGCCGTCGGAGTATCTGCTTGAGATGTAGGCGTATGCAATTCCGTAAAAATAGAGGTCACTGAAAATGTTGACGTAGAAAAACGAGCGTGACACTTTCGGGTCTGGTCGTTCCATCCACTGATCGAGAGGGAGATAGATGTTTTCGTAGCGTTCACCAGTCCACTGTTTTGTGTAGTGGCGAAGCTCTAATGCGCCGACCATGCCGGCGATTAGATCGCGAGCGCGTGAAACGGTAGGCACAGAAAGTGCTCTGACTTCATCGTTGCCGTTCAAGTAATAGTTGAACTGGCCAATTTGGGAGACGCCAGCAGCAGCCTGCACTGGGGCAGATGCGAAAGTTGCTTGCTGTTTGCGCCAAAAAGCCATCTACTAGCAACATAATCTAAACTAGTTGCAAATGCAACGACCTAGTGAATGTTTTTTACTGTGCAGAACCCATGGATGGTCGGCCTGTGTTTATGGGTCGAGAAACCATGGCTACGGCCACCACCAAAAGACGCGCTGCCTCAATCGGGCCGGGGGAGCGTTGAGAGCTGAGAACGATTTGACCGTTTGCTCTGGCAAGGGTGGCTCTCATGACGTGGGAGGCAAGTAGTTCTTCGCCACGATGCAGGACACGGTTTTCAAGGATTAGCGATCTGGTGAGGGCAGTCAGTTTGAGAATTTCTGCGTAGCCAAATGTGGTGCGCCTGCGTTCAAGTTTTTCGGGGGTGTGGACGTCAAGAGTGGGGGAGATGACTAGGCGCAGTTTTGGGTCTGCCTCCATTGACTTTTCAATCTGTATCCACATTTCCTTTAGGGATTCTGTGGAGAACTCAACGGTGGCGACAATTTGTCCGTCTTCATTTAGCCCACAGCGAATGCCAACATTTTTAGATGAGTCAACTGAACAGTCAACGGCGAGCACCCCACCAGCAGGGCATTCCTGATCTGTTTTGAGTTTCTCCCACACACCCGGCTGAAGCCAAGCGTCAGCAGAAGACACCCACAGATTCAGGTGCGCTCGAAGGAACGCTGCACGATCAGGTGATTCGGCAGCTGCATGAAGAGCGTCAAGGGTGATGGTTTCCCCCAAGGATGGGTTCGCCCAACGCCAGTAGGCAGTGTCGTTTGGGTCAACATCGGGAAGGCTCCATTCGGCAAAGTAAAGCCGTGTCTGTTTCTGTTTGTCGATAGACCCAAGAGCCTGCTCGCGAAGACGCTGCATAGTCTTTGACCCTTCATCGCCACTGGTTGACCACGACGAAAGCAACGGTGATTTCACAGCAATTTGTGACGGCCTGAGAGCGTCAAAATAAACTTCCTCGGTGACGTTCCAGATTTCGTCAACAATGATCAGGTCATAAGTACCACCATGAAGGTGAGGCGTTGCAGCGCGAACCTCCCACACAGACGAGCCAATCTCGACTTTGTTTCGGCCATAAGACCAGGTCACCTTTGCGTCGTAATGCGCCTCAAGTACCGGCGCAAGTTCATTGAAGATGGCCACAGCCCTGTCAAGTTTGTTCGCCGTGGAAAGAACCCTCATCGGCTTGCCACGCATCGCTGCAAAGTCAGTAAGCCACCAGCCGATAAGCGCCGTCAGCGCAACGGACTTGCCGTTCTGACGAGCCGTTGAAACAAGAGACTCACGATGCACAAGGTCGCCGTTCTCATCATGGGTCAATTGCCCATTCAATGCGTGACGTTGCCAAGGAAACAATGTTTTCCCCATGACCCTCTCCGACCAGCCAGCAACAAGATCACCATAAGACCCACCCGGCGCAACAACAGATTCCAACCGTGGCTGAACCCTGCCGAACTCAGGCGACTCAGACGCAGCCAAACTGAAACCACCTGAACTGGTTTGGTTTGTTTCAGATAAGAGCAAAGA